GACTGTGATTTGATAGGTAGATCAGGACTAAGCTCTGGCAGTATAAACTTCTTTAGTACCTTCATCAGATCGACCCCAAATGGTTTATATTCTTTAGTAGGGAATTGCAGGAGAATATTCCGTAGTACATACAGAACTTCTGTCCCCCCATCTCCTCCAAATGTATTCCTAAGTAGTTCTACCTCCGCCTTTGATAATATCCCTGGTTGATTTTTATCCATAATAATTTTCTTTTTTTAACAGTTTAACTATGTCAGACTTCAGCGACTCCTTTATTCTATTTGGGATTTTTGTTTCCTCATAAAGGTGTACTGTACTTTCAATCTTATTTTCTTTGTCTAATATCCGAGTACAAGTTACTTGAATCCCCGTCTTACCTGGCATTACTTCCTTTTTGAATACATACCCACCGATTTGCTGATTCATAGTTCACCGATTATTAAATAATTATTGAGGTTGTTGTGCAAAACTTGGTTGCTCTGCTGGTTGTGCTGGTTGAACTGGCTGTGGTACTGGCTGGGCTTCTGTTGTCATAATCTCCATTGGACTTATACCACCCGCTAATCCTAGAATCTTATTAAATACCAATCTAGTGTTAGGGTCTTGGAGGGCTGCTGGGTTGCCTGCAATCGTTTGTAATACGGTTGTCAGTGTGGCTAGAGCACCTTGTACGTCCTTTACCTCACCCGTCACATCAATCTCTAGCTCCCACTCAATATCCTTAAACACTTCCTTCCAGGTCTTGTCATCCATCAGAGAAGGCTTTATAAACCTCTGATTCCCATTAAGACTACCAACCACCTCTTCTTCTGTGGAGGCTACTAAGTTTTCCTCTTGGGTTGGATCGTAAATCTGACCAGACAGGATAACGTCTTTTTTCCTTTGGTTCATCATTCTGACCACCTCACCTGGAACGTACAGAGAATCAATCTGCTTTATCATGTGATCCTCTAGCAACATTGAAATCTCGTCTGAATTATTTAGTTTCTTTTTAAAGTGCGGGATAACATGATCTCTCAACATTCTCACAATAGCCAATCCTTTATTCTCAGTCATCAACTCAAATAGTGAGTGGCTTTCTTGTAAGACAGCTTGAGTTTGTCTCCAGGCTGTACCAGACTTAGGTGCTTGACCCAGCATAGCTTCACCAATACCATTGATTTGCTGTGCTATGTTCTGCCAATCAGCTTTGAATGACTGCATGGCCCCAATATCTGGCTTGTTATTCAACATGGTCAACGGCTCGCCTTGTTTATGCTTCAAGATGTCTCCGTTCTCTATGTTTGTCAATACGTTTTGACCAACAAATGCCCCGTCTGAGGTCTGGAATACTATCTTAGAGGCTAGGTCTAGTTGATCCTTAATTGCTTTCTCACTATGATTTACCATCCATTGGGCTTCAAATAGGTTCTTAACAGAACCACCAGAGTATGTCTGACCTTCTTTCTTAATCAGGTGGGTAATCATGTAAGGGTCTTTGGCTTCACGGCCTGAGAACAGGGTATAAGCATCAGCCTCATCATCACTAGAACCGTCTTTGCTCTCTTGGAACGTAATCACGTGCATCTGCTGGACAAAAGTGTCCTCGTCCTTCTCCTCGTCAGTCAGGTAAGATAGGGGTAGTTCACCATGTACCTCGTAAAGTAGGATGAAGTTGTCTTTATTATCTTTGGTCTGACCCTTAGCCAGCTTACGAGTAGTTGGGTTATCCACCAATTCATCCACAAGCTCTTGGTCATACCCTTTTCGTTTCTTTAGTTGTGCTGGGGTAAGCCATAGCTTCTCTACCTTAATATTGCTTTCAAAGTCAATCGGGTCACATAAAAAGTTGTTCCAATCCATTACTTGGGCGTGTAGTTCTCCGTCTTTCTCTACAAATTTACTAATAGCTGAACCATGAGTGGCTAGTGTCAGCCCCCAATCATTAAGAAACTGACCAAAGTCAGCCTTTTTCATCCATTCTTGGAGCTTTAGAGTAGCCAGGAAAGCAGCTATTTCATCAGTTTGTTTCTCAGCCCTGACCTTAATGTCTTTCCTATCAATATCAGTGGCTCTGTACCACACATTCCTGGCAGCCATTACGATGTTAAAGAACGGCTTATCTCGTCCCAGGTGGTCTTTATCACCTGAAATGTGTTTAGAGTTGATATAGGCTTCTGTCTTATCAATCTCTTCGCGCATATTAAAATCAACATACTCAGATATGGTAGTTGTTCCCACTTCATCGTCCTGTTCCATTTTCCTTACTAATTGAGCGAGAGTCCTTTTTTCCATATTATCTAAAAGTAATGGTTGAGGTTGGGGGTGTGCCGACAATCTCTACAAATAATCCATCAAAGAACACAGCATCGAAGACATAAGTGCCTGCTGCTGCACTAGCTGGAACAGATGCAAGCCAAATCGATGATGTTGGCAAGTTACCTGTCCTCGCATTTACGTTGGTGGTAGTTGCATTGTAGAAGTGCATAACACCCGTATTAGCTCCTGTAACTGTAACAGAACCAAGCGCTCCGCCACTTGATTTAAGGGCAACGGTTGGATTACTTAGCAAAGCTGTCCACGAACCTGTTGTGGTTGCGTGCATCTCTCCTCCTCTTGCGACACTACCAAGATTTAACAATCCTGGCTCTGCTGGACCTTGAAAGACTAGAGCGCCGACTGCTAAAGCCGAGAGTGCGCCCAGTACAACACCGATAAGCACGGGTAAAACTTTCTTCATACTTTATATTATTATAAATAGAATTTATTATTTTGATTTTCCTTCTTTCCACTTGTAGACCATTATTTCCAAGTTTAAGTTTTCCTCCAGCTTTTCTTTCAAACCTTCGATCACTTTCTGCATCTTAGCCCAACCCTCCCAATTCTCTTTAAAAAACAACTTAGTCTGCTGCTCCTTCAATTTCCTTAGTTTCAATCTAGTCCTATAATCCCATTCAGCGGTCTTTCCATTTAAGACATCCTGACATCTTTTTCGTTGTAATAACTTTGAATAGTCTGGCATATCTATTTTGTACTATTACTTAGTATATTAAATTGATTTGTCTGGAATCTCATTTTCTGTTCTCGCTCTGCCCTTGAGTCACCTGCTGTCCCGTTAAAGCCATATCTTATAGCGTCCATAGGGTTGCTCCATTCGTGTATAGAGTCGTCTGGTACGGGCATTCTATCATTAGTCCGTTTGTTTATGCCCCACATATAGTTCTGATAGGCAGTGATTGTCTTATTGCTTTTCCTAGTAATGCTTATTTTCTGGTCTGCCACCACCTGAATCCCCTGGCTTACACTTCCTTTGCCCTTAGCAGCTCCCACTATGTTGACTCCGTAGCTTGATATTTCATCAATACTCTTAGGCTCGGCACTGTCCGCTATCACTAGGCACTCATCTCTTTGGTTGTTTATATAGTCAGCTATCGATTTGTTGCTTAGGCCTTTCTGGTATAGCTGTTCATCTATGATATATCCACCATTATACTCATAAATGTCCTCCAGAACTGTTGGATCAACCGCATAGCCGAAGTCAAGTCCTCGTCTCCACAGTCTAGCCTCGTGGGGTATGTCATCTATTATCTGCCAGTCCTGGTAAATCCTACCCTCTACGTTATTAGGCTCTCCAAGCCACTTATGTTTATAAAGAGCGGGTCTGTTTACTTTATCGTCCTCTACCTCTTGCCTTACTACCTCTGGCATCATTCCGTACTTAATCGCTATGTCGTAGTTTACGTTTATTATCAGTGTATTCGGTCGTCCCTCTATAACCAATCTCTCATGTATAGGGTCAAGCTCTAGTAGTCTGTTGTAGGTATATATGATCTGTGACCCTTTCTCACGTATAGTCGGGGTCAAGACCTCTAGGCTTGCTTTTGATACTGTCTGGGCTTCTTCTACCCAGGCTATGTTTATTCCTTCGATAGACTTGATACTCTGCTCGTTCCTATGNAGTCCTTTGAATAGGAAATCTGATCCATTNACTNTGTTTACTATGCTTTTATCAGTTACTTCAAAGTCTGTTAGCTCGTATAGGTTTATCAGGTCAGCCAATAGCTGNTGTGAACTTTCTGATATGCTGTTCTGAAACTCACGGAAGCAAGCTATCCTAATCTTATTCTGCCTTGCCTTTATAAGCAGTGTTCTAGCTACTGTATGAGACTTTAGAGAGAACCTACCACCATATACTGCTGCCTCTCTCCAGTCACTATCAAACAGCCTCTTGAACTCCTGGGGTATTTCTATTGTCTTCAGTTGTTTTTCCATTTAAGAACTTTACTAGGACTGGATTAGCTAGTTCATTTCCTTTACTTGTAATGTCTAGATTCTTAGGCGCAGTACGTTTAGCTACCTCAAGGGCTACCATCTCTTTTTCTTTCATTGTTCTACCTTGTTTAGTCAGAATATCATAAACCATTTGCCAACTTTTATTGACAACTTTCATTACTAGCTCTTCATCTCTTTTGCTCATTCTACCCATAAATGATTAAAATATTATTTTTTATGTCAACCTAGTCAAATTATTTTTATTTATCTAAATAGGTTTACTATTCCAATTAAGAACTTAAATGCTCCATAGAATATTACTACTGAGAATACTACTGGTAATACTCTGTCCTTTAGGAAATGGGCCATACNTTATCGGCTATCCATATTGCAAACTTGTAAAGTAGCACTACCCAAACTATTAAAGCGCCTAGGCCTAGTAATAACCATACTTTCATCAATCTATCTTCTTTCTTTTCACATTCTTTGCAGGGCGAAAGGATAGTCTGGTCTTTGCCGTCTTGGTAGTAAAAACTAATCTGTCCTTTATTCTTTTTGCAAATGGGGCAGGCTGCTGTAGTTGTGGGTTTTCGTTTTTCTTTTGCCATTCATTTAAGAATTTAGCTTGTTTAAGGGCTTCTCTAACTTGTGGCTCTGCAAAATCTATAAGTTTCATAGTGTATTTCAGCGAGAATCTACTAACGGCCTGTCTCGCTGATGCAATGATTGTCAGGCTTATCACTACCTAGATTGCCGTTGAAATAGACTACTTAGTCTTATGCCCAGATAAAAGAAGGCATAAGATAAACTTTCTATTCCTCTTGTAATAGAGGTTCTTTCTCTTCCACCTCTTCGGTAGTTTCCTCTGAGGCTTCTTCACCCTCTGTTGAAGGTTCTTCTGGCGCCTCACAAGTGCAAGGGCAACCACATTCTTTTTCTTCTGGCATATTAAAATAAAAAAAACGCTAAACAAAAACTAGCGCCTAAAATAATTAATTGTCTTATATAAAGTCATAAAATAAAATATTTATGATAAATTTATTATAATATATATATATTTTTTTGTAAACCTATATACAAATATATAGTTATACACAACTTATACACACCTAACTATGTACAAATAATTAAATATAGTGTAATATAGATCGTGTATGAAAAACCTATCTGATAAAATCCTGGAAAGAAAGCACTATTCTGGTGCTGTGTGTACTTCATTGTACGGCGTCTCTTCCAGGAGCGTATCAGCACGGCATTCAGAATAGTGTTTTTTTGTATTAGTCTTCCCCCTACCTTCCTGAGGTTCTTCTAAGACTTAAAACTAAGAAGATAGATGGAACTGGGTTGCCACAGCTCTAAACCGTGGCCTTATACTGATAACTAACCACACGACCTAGACTTAATTCTAGGGTGGGACTACCAAGTAATAATACAAGGTATCAGTCAAGTTGTAGGGGATGGGGGTAATTGTAAACCATAGTATACTATAGTATACAATAGTAAACTTTTATGTATAACGATGAAAAAGAATTATATGCTCCTAGATTGGTGAGGATAACGGAGAAGGTACATAGTATTTTAAAAAAAGAAAGAAGTAGATTAAAAAATAAAGAAAAGAGAAAAGTATCAATGTCTAAACTAGCTTGTAACGCAATAATAAAACAGTATGAAAACTAAAGAAAAGGTAGAATATATATTAAAAAATTATGAATTTTCTAGAAACTGCGATAACTATTTAATAGTTAAACTCTGGAAAGAATATTATGAATTAAACTTAATCACTTTAATGAATGTAAATAAAACGGATTTATCTGAATTTTCTAAAGAATTATGGGAATTCATGCAAAATGTACCAAAAACTGATGATATTATACGGTGGAGACGTAAATTTAATCAAAAAGGTTTATATTTAGCAACATCTAATGATGTTTTATTAAAAAGAAAACAAAAAGAAATTGATACCAGAAAAGAACTAGGATATAACCCAGAGATGGTGACTGGTGATAAGTGGCCAAAAGAGTGGCCGTCATTTATCTCTGGGACTCACTAGACGCGTTCTAAGATATTTATATACTTTATTCATTAAAACATATATCTATGAAGATAAAACTCCTTAGAAGTGAATCTAGGGCTCCACATAAAGCTCATAAATCTGACGCTGGATATGATTTATATACACCTGAAGAATTTGTTTTAAAACCAAATAGTTTTAAAAAAATAAAATTAGGTATTGCAATTGAGATAGAACAAGATGAGGTTGCAATTGTTCAAGGTAGATCTGGTCTAGCTTTTAAACATGGAATAACAACTATAGGAAATATTATAGATTCTGGTTATAGAGGAGAAATTGGTTGCTGCCTATTAAATCATTCAAGTGAAGAAATTACTTTTAAACAACATGATAGGATAGCACAACTCTTAATAGTAAAATTATCAACTAATGAATCAAAAATAGTTGACAATCTATCAAATTCCGATAGAGGAAAATCAGGTTTTGGTTCTACAGGATTATAAAAAAAATTTTAAATTTAATATTTATGTATAATAAAACACAGTTAAATCCAGAACAGGTATTTAAAAGGCATGTATTTCATAGAGATCAATTTGCACACTATTTAAGATGGACACATGTATTAAAAAGAGCAAAAATAGGACAAAACGTATTAGATTTTGGGTGTGGAACTGGTAATTTAGCAGAGGTATTTTATAGAAATAGATATAAACTTAATAGTTATATAGGTTTAGATATAAAAGGAAGTTCAATAGACAGCGCACAAGAAAAATTTTCTAAAGTAGATTGGATTAAATTTTTTCAACACGATTTAGTTAAAAGTAAATTTGATTATGGAAAAAAATGGAATATAATTACTTCTTTTGAAGTAATAGAACATGTAGGAAAAAATAATGCAAAAAAATATTTAGAAAATATAATTAAACATTGTAATAAAGATACTGAAATATTATTATCTACTCCTAATTATGATGAAAAAGTTGGCGCTGCTTTAAATCATACTTATGACTCAGGAAACGGTGTTGAAGTGCAAGAATTTAAACATGAAACACTTGAAAAAATATTAAAAGAATATTTTGTTATTAAAGAAAAATATGGGACATTTGCAAGCCAGAAAGACTATAAACCATTATTAAGTACTTGGCAAGAAAAAATGTTTAAAGAATTAAAAAAATATTATGATTCAAATTTAATTAGTAATATAATGGCTCCAATGTTTCCAAAAGAATCAAGAAATTGTTTATGGGTTTTAAAAATGAAATAATATGAATTACATATCTATATTAGAACAATGCATAGAAACAGCAAAAGAGCGGCAGGAGCAATATGGTGAAGCACAAGAATCAGTACAACTAGCATGCGATATTCTTGAAAAAACATTTAATATCAAACTATCGATTAAAGAATTTTGCTATGTTTTAGTTGCTTTAAAATTATCAAGAGAACATAATAAACATAAAGAAGATAATATTTTAGATGCAATAAATTACTTAGCTATCTCACTTAATTCAGAATAAATATGTATACTACAGACAACTTTAATGATTTATATCAAGAGATGGTTAGAGTCGTATTAAACAACGGAGAACGATACTCTCCGAGAGGAATGGAGATATTAGAAGTTTTAGGATTACAATTTAAACTTACAAACCCTCTTAATTGTTTATGTACTTTAAAATCAAGAAAATTAAGTTATAGATTTGCAACAGTAGAAAAATTTGAATACTTATCTGGTGAAACTAATCCAGAGAGATTATGTTTTTATAACAAAAACATGAAAAGTTTTCAAAATAATAACAATGAATATGATGGAGCTTATGGACCTAGAATAAAAAAACAACTTGAATGGTGTTATTTTTTATTAAAACGAGATCCAGACTCAAGACAAGCAGTGATTACTATAAGAGATAGTCGAGATTGCCATGACACTAAAGATCACCCTTGCACTTTATCTTTACAATTTTTTTTGAGAGATAATAAACTAAATTTAATAGCCACAATGAGAAGTAATGATTTATTGTGGGGTACTCCTTATGATGTAAATGGCTTTTGTTTTATTCAAGAAGTTTTATCAAAGTGGTTAGGAGTAGAATTAGGTTATTATTTACATCAAGTAGGATCATTGCATATATATAAAGAAAGAAAAGAACAATATCAAGCTATTATAGATAATGATGAAACTTTTGACATTACTCAACCAAAGTGGTACTCTGGTTTGGGTCCTACAAAAAGAATTATAGAACAGTTTTGGGAAGCTGAAAAAAATTATAGAGAAAAGGGAATTAAAGATGCTCAATTTGATTATTATTTTAAAGATGTATTAGATCCATATTTTCAAATGATAGTAAAATAGTTATACACAGTTTATTAACAATAGACTATGTACAAATAACTTAATGCATGTTATTATATAAATAGTTAAGACGAAACATTCTTAGCAACACCACAAACCGCCGAGACTGGATGATTCTAGGTCAAGTCTGGTCTCGGATGACAAGTGGTCTAATAATAAATATATGAACTATCCTCCAGGATTCAATCACGATAAAGTTAATCCTTCCGAGCCACAGTTAGATGAATATGATGTGGTTATGGATTGTCCAAAGTGTGGCAATGATGTGGTCAGAGAATATTGGTTTAAGTATGGTATCAAAGAAGAACCGACTGGTGACATGCAATGTATTGATTGTGAGTTACGGTTTGATAAAAACAAAGAATCAATCGTCCTATGAAACAAGAACTCCAAATCTACAATCAAGCACTTAGTCTAGCAATTCAAGATATAACAAAAACAAATATGAATAAATATGCTACAGGCTGGAGAGATCACCAGAACCTTGATCCAGAGCCAGCTTGGACTAGACTCTTAATAGGTTTACTAATCATCGGTGGCATCTACTTAGTCCTACTAAGATATGGTGTTTTACCGTTTATTGGATAAGTATATGGAACAATACATTGAAAAACAAATGAAACAATTTGATAAACTAATAAAAAATCAGGTAGCACTTGAATGGATAAAAGCTGTTTTAGAAGTCACTTGGCTAAAAGGCAACAAAGAAGGGTATGAGGAGGCTGGAAAACATTTAGGTTTTAATAAGTAATTGTATGTCAAAAATAAAAACAGTTTTCTTTGACGAGATCAATGAGAGACACAACCCAACCCCTGATGATACTGTCTACCAGATGCCTAACGACAAGCTCCTAGACGCTTTCAATAACCATGACTGCAAAGGTGAGCAAGGCTGTAACGTCTGCATTGAAGTATTTAATAGACAGAAATAATATGCCTAGAACAATTAAATTCAGGGCGTGGGATAAAAAGAATAAATGGATGCTTAGTCCAGACTCTTATGGAGATTTTATAAGTTTTTCTGGTGAGTATTGGGAAGAGGCCAATAAAACGTATGATACGCCAAACCAAGAAATTGAACCAGCAGACGATGTTATTCTCATGCAATTTACTGGATTATTGGATAAAAATGGTGTAGAGATTTATGAGGGGGATATAGTCGATGGATTGCATAAAATGATGCCAATGGCAAAAGTGCAAGAATTAGATGGGGTGTTTGGTGTTGTGTTGGCTGATAGCAGGCACTATCCATTACGTGATTTTATGAGCAATTTTGAAGTAATAGGAAACATCTACGAAAACCCAGACTTAATAAAATAATATGTCAGTTTGTAAACATTGTATAGAGTTAGACGATGAGGGGTTTGTTTACCCAGATGAACCTCATCACGGCTCTGTGTATTTTTGTGAGGAGTGTGACGCAGAGTATTATCAAGAGTACGGGGGGAACATACTAGCCACAAATAAAGAGGCTTTATGGAATCACCCAGAATTAAAAAAAGGATAATATGAAAATTATAAAAAGAATAGCAGAGGAGCAATATTGTTTTACGGAACTACAATTTGATAGCCTAGAAGAATATAAGGAACAATACCCCAAGTTTGCCCTGGAGTATATTGATATGAAGAATAAACTTAAACAAATTAAACTACCTCCAGAGCCTTCTGTTGTCGCAGGTGTGCCTGAAGAAAATGTGCCATTTTAATATGTCAGATGAAATTATAAACAAGCCCATTGTTATTAGTGAATTAAACCAGAACACAACATCTACTGGTAAGAACAATCTTAAGATTAAGGATCAGCAGGGCCTAACCTATACTCTGTGGCCTCATAAAACTAATGGTGAAGAATCCAAGGCTTATCAGTATCTCAAGACTTTAGGGTTAGAAGCCACTGGCTCAACAGTCAGTATTGGGTACAAAGAAGAACAAGGTGAGTACCAGGGCAAGACAGTGACCTACCGTACTATCATTGGGATGAGACCAGCTAAAGAGGGAGTACCCCAAACAACAAGCTCTAGCTGTGATTGCAATAGCCGTCTAATGGCACTAGAAGCGTCTGTAGGGGCTTTACAGGCCAAGATGGGAATGGATACCCCTTTGCCACCTAAAACTGTTACAGAGCCTCCTACGCCCTTTGACAGCAGTGTGAGTCAGACAGCTAGACCAGGTGATCCTAACTATGTCGATCCTTCCACAATTCCCTTCTAGGTATGACACAGCGTACTAGCCAACAAAATAGGGCTATCCACAAACATTGTGAGCTTGTTGCTAAGGAAGCTCAGGATACAGGCATAACCTTTACTGAGTTTATAAGGCGCCGACCCCAACTAGAGATGTACTGGACGCTTGAGAGAGTAAAAAGTTTGTGGCAAGAGGCTGCTTTCCACATGTATGGAACACGGAAAACCTCACGACTCCAAACTGAGCAAGTAACCGTGGTGTACGATGTAGTCAACAAAGCACTAGGTGAGATCATGGGGTTTAACGTACCTTTTCCTAGTTTAGAAGAAATTAAAAGTGAATTGCCTGAATAATATGAAAAGCTTGGTTCAATTGTTTATAATAACGTATTATTTTTTTGCAGTCTTGTACGCTTTTATTTTTTGGGGTGTATGGTGGGGTATTCTCAACTTATTTATTCCTTTCGCACCATTTTGTGACTTTATCCTCAAAATGGGAAGAATAGTTTAACACCTCTCTTTACCCTTGTAAGCCGTAGTAGCTCCCTCCTTCTACTATGTGCTTATGGGAGTTAAGAGGGCTGCTGGTACTTGGCGGTGATAGTGGTGGCTATTTATTCCCCTCATAGTCATCTGCTCGGACTCACCGCCAGATATTAGTAAATAATAAATTATGAATGAAATAGAAAAAGAAAAAATTATAAAAGAACATTATAAAAAAATAGCAAAAAAAAGATGGGCTAATACCACTAAAGAAGATAGGATTAAACATGCTAGTAAAATGGGAAAAAAAAGTGCATTAAAAAGATGGGGTAAAAAACAACAAAAGTACATGACAACACCACTTAAACTAAGAAAAGAACTAGCTGTAGACCCCAACACTGCTAATTATATGAACGTTCTAGGAACCTGGAAGGGACAAAGTATAGAGTCTTTAGATAGAGAAGAATTACTGGAGGTTGTCCAATATCTGATAGAAGAGGTCAAACAGATGAGGCCTAATTATGAATGGATGGAACTGAATAAACTTTCTCTAATTGCAGCTAAGTTGATTTAACCATGAGTGACATTGCTAATCTAAACAGAGTATTCCTTATCCTATTCCTAGGTGGGCTAATAGTTGTTTTATACCACCTAATAATGAGCATAATAGAGAAGTGGTAGGTAGATACCAAACAGGGATATAAACGCCTTAGAACCCCCTTCAGAGGGCTTACAAAGCACATGACAATACCATTTAAACTAAGAAAAGAACTAGCACTAGATCCATTTATGAAAGAGTGTGTTTGGACTGGTCAAACTAGCAACGTATCTTGGGAACATTGCTGGATGTATGGCGGTAAACAAATCAATGAAAGGTGGGCAATAGTTCCACTGAGACGAGATTTGAATGTAAACATGCAAGCTGATGTTAAAGAATACTGTCGCTATATCAGTCTAACCCGTGCTTCTGATGAGGAGTTAGCCAGATATCCTAAAAAGCCGTGGAAACAAAAACTAAAGTATTATAAAAGTAAGTATGAGGGTTGATATTAAACCTCTATCAATAAACGAGGCGTATAGGGGCAGAAGATTTAAAACTGCTAAATATAAAAGTTATGAAGAAGAACTTTATTACCTACTGCCTAAACTAGAAGTCGGAGAGGGAATGTTAGGGCTGGAAATAGAGTTTGGCGTATCAAGTAAAGCAAGTGATCTAGACAACTGCGTTAAAAGTTTTCTGGACGTATTACAAAAAAAATATCACTTTGATGATAAAAGAGTTTATAGATTGATACTAGAAAAAATGGATGTAAAAAAGGGCAAGGAGTATATTGACTTCCAAATATATAATATATGAAAATACTACTCTTACCAGCTCTAATAATAGTATGCCCAGCCAGTAACATCTGGCAAGAGAAAAAGTCTATTCAAATCCCAGTCCTAACCATCTGTGCTATAGTAATATGGTGGGCTGTAATAACTTAGTATGTTTGAAACAACGTTAGAAAAAATCATAGCAGTAATCGTCATTTTGATTGTGACTACCATTGTGATTATTGGTTTTATACAAGTAAAAACAGAACAAAACACATTCAATCGCTGCCAACAAGCAAACGTCTTATTTTGGGAGGCTGCATTTACTGAGCTTAGGGTGGTGTCTTGTAAAGAACAGACGAACTAATCCTATGCTAGCCTTTAAACTAGGAATAATATCAGGATTCATTACAGGGCTAGTAGTATTTGGAGTTATATTATATAAACAAATAAAGCTATGAGAGAAATAAAATTTAGAGCTTTGACAAATGGATTTCTTACCACACTAAAGGAAGAGAAATGGGTGTATGGACATTATTTTGTTGAAGCTGTGCATGATGAAGATAGTGATGGATTTGACCATATATCGTACATTCAGTCCCCTTATGGAGACCATTACCAGCAACATGAAGTGAGGAGAGACACCGTTGGACAATACACAGGCCTCAAAGACAAGAACGGAGTAGAGATTTATGAGGGAGATTGCTACAATCGCAATGATGGAAGAGGAATTTTCTGTGTTGATTATAACCATGGAAAATTTGTCTTAGTTCGTTATGGACATAGGGGTATGTCACCTAAGCCTATAGGTAGTAAGTATAATTTAGAAAATGGGGAAGTAATAGGAAATATTTATGAGCATAGTAACCTTTGTATACGAAAACCCTGAACTATTAAACATATGAAATGCCAAGACAAATACCAACCAACAGCTAACTACGGAGACTGGGTAGATGATAACGTAGAACATGATACCTATATTCTTGTAGATGAGCACGGGACTAAATATAATATCTGCCGTTTTTGTAAAGGGAAGATCTATCCAAAAGGTGCGTACGCATAACACCCCCTCCGCTGTTCGTAAGAACAGCTTTGTCTAAAAGACCTGGCCGCTGTCCCTCGTGGATGGCGGAGGAGGTGTTAAAATGGCTAAACGCCAAGTCATCCTGCACTGCCGTAGTTGTAACCAGGACTTCGTTATCCGTGA